GCTTCCAAACGGAGGAAGATGGACCACAGCAAAAGTCGTTGAATGCACTGAGTGCGGATTCTCTTGGAGAAGCCGCACTAGTGCAAACGCTGTAGAAGCATATAACTTAGAAAAAAATGAAAAACAAAAGAAGAAAACAAATAAAAAAACTAAGCCTTAGGTTTATGTAGAAGACAAAATTCTAAATTTGTTTTTAATCTTTCTTCCGTTGGATTTCTATTTAAAGCCTCTTCTGCATACTCTATAGCTTCTGAATATAAACCTAAGTTATAGGCAGCTATAGCTGCATAGTCATAAGGAGCATATCCCCAAGCTTTTTCTTCACACAAATACTCTAAAGGTTTTTCTTTAATAGATAAAGCTTCTTTAGCGCAATCTAAAGATTGTTGCCAATCCTTTTTGTTGTAATAAAGTTCTGCAAGATCTACCCAAGGCTCACGGCGTCCTGGCGCTTGATCAATTGCCTTTCGATACCACTCTTCAGCTTCATCGGGGAGGGACTTAGCAATAAATCGCATAGAAGCAGCACGTTCTGGTGCCCAGTGTGCGGTAGGTAGAGATAGATGTCTTTTAAGCTCTGCTGCAGCTTCAACATATTGTCCATAAAAATAAAGTTCACGGCCATAGTAAAACGCATTGCGATCATTATACGGATCTTCTTTTACAGAAAGTGCAAGAAGAGGAAGGTATTGAGAACGAGACTTAGATGGATCTGGGTGATGATGTGTTTCAATCTCTGGAATCCATTCTTGCTTTTCTTCTATTCCGTAAACATATAAGCACTCATGTACTGGGTGACGCCAACGATAGTTTTTTCTAGTGTGGATATGGTCATAGCTAAATTCAAGACCAGGGGTACCGTCTTCATTCCAAGACCAAACATGCTTATATCTAGGTCTAGTCACTCCACGTTCCCAAGCAGCTTCTAAAGGAGCTCTCCAATTTGGAGTTATCACTTCATCCATATCTAAAGAGATACACATGTCAATATCAAGTGGTAGTGCAGCTAGGGCTGCGTTGCGAGCATCGTCAAATCTCCAAGGGGAGACTCTTACTTCTACAACATGGATACCTAACTCACGAGCACGTTCAATGGTTCCGTCAGTTGATCCAGTATCAGCAATCATTAAGTAATCAGCGTCTCTAGACGCTTCAAACCATTTATCAACAAATTGCCGTTCGTTAAGCGCAATTGTGTAAATTGCTACCTTCATATTTACCCTATCTTTCTATACCAGCATTGGTAATCTTGTAGAACTAACTCTAACCTATCTCGATAGATACTGCCGAATGCATCAATTGCCATCTTTGGCTCTTTTAGAGGACCTAAGCCAGCACTCCATTGGTAGTCATCGAAAGCAATAATCCCGCCTACATTAAGACACTCGTATGCTGCCACAGCATCTTTAAGGACTCCGTAAGCAGTGTGGTCACCATCTACATAAATAAAATCATACATTTCTTTATTATCTTTAAAGAAGCTATCGCTTGTTCCTTTATATTTAATAATCTTTTTTTCTTCTTGCCCTTGTTTAGTTTTAGAGTCATATAGACTTTCAACAGTAGACCAGTTCATTTGATGATGTACTGGCTCATCCGAGCCTTCCCATGTATCGACATCAACCAAACTTGAGTCAGGATGGGTCAATAAGTTTTCATATAGCCATATTGATGCATCACCAGTGTATGCACCTATTTGAAGAGAGCGTATAGGTTTACCTGCAAAATTACGCAGTAGGTGCATATAGAAGTTTTTTTGTCCATCATTTTGAAACCAATTTACATACTCGTCCATTTACGTCTCCTTTTGTCATTTAATAGTCTATCAGGTTAGTATGGAGTTGCCCCACTAAAGCTAGCATTTGCAGATCCAGACCAAAAGCCTCCACTGCTTCCATCAAAGTAGGACCCTAAAGTATCTGACTTCTCTAGCATAACAGAGTCTACATAGAAAACTTCTCCACTGTTGTTTGAGCCTGTAACTACTCTGATAGTTAAAAAATTTGCCCCAATATTTTTTGTAAAAGGAGCACTCAGTCGGACCCAATCTCCAGTGTATGATAGATTTTGAATTCCAATATTTCCAGCAGCTACTGTAGACGGTGAATTTTGCTCCGCATATTGTAAAAAACGTAAAAAATAATTTGCTGACGCATTGCCGCTAGCAAGCTTTACATAAGCGCTTAGGTAGTAAGTACCTTCTCCTGCTATTAAAGGAATCATCGCTCCACTAGTTCCAAATTGTGCAGCTGAAGCATTGGTATTAGTCACAGATAAAGATGCGGATCCAGTATTAAACTCACTTGTTGTTCTAGCTAAAGTTGCACCAGCAACAGCAGACCAACCTGTAGTATCTACCTCGAATGAAGGGTTGGTAATATAATTAACTCTATACCCAAGCACACGAGGTTCTGCTGGGTTCTTTAAAAATCCAGCTCCGCTAGCTATTCCTAAACTTAATGGCATCTCTACTCCTGTTTATGTAAGGGCTAGATCGCCAGCTAGAACCCATTCGTCTGTTCCAATTTTAATAATAGACACTGTTGAGTAGGTTGCTCTCAACTTATTTGTAGGAGTAGATCTAACGGTAACTCCAGTATCTCCACTAACAGTTACCTGACCTGCACCGTATTGCATAATGTCAACTCTTTGTCCTATCGAGTATGCATGAGCGGCATTTGTAGGAATAATAATTGACATCGCACTTGCTTTTGTACATCTAATAAGTTTTCCAGCATCAGCTAAAACCAAAGTGTAGGTATCAGCTTTAGAATCAATTACTTGTGCGGTATCCCATAGACCTTGTGCACCAGTCGGTCCAGTAATTCCTGGGCCTGTAGGACCAGTTGCGCCTACACCACCAGTAGGACCTGTAGGTCCGTAGTCTCCATTTCTATAAAATTCAAGATAATAGCTAGTGTTATTAGTGAGAATAGCACCGCTAATATGAGAAATTGTTACTTTAAACCAACCACCTTGATCTTCAGATACACCTGTAACTGCATAAGATGATCTAAATGTTCCTGTAGTACCTAGAAAATTAATTACACCTTTTACGGTTGGGTTAGTAGAACTATCTAAGAAATTTAACCATTCTGTCTGATCTGCTGAAGTAGCAAAATCTAATGAATTTATATACATTCTAGTAATTAAAGAAGTATCGCCACTGTTAAATCTAAAATATCCTGAGCTAGGATCTGCCTCAGTTATAGTGCTACTGTATCTAAATAGGACAGAAGAACGAACACCCGCTGGGCCTGTGCTACCTGTAACTCCTGTTAACCCCGTTGGTCCTGTCGAACCTGTTGCCCCTGTGGGACCTGTTGGTCCCGTTGGACCGCCTGAGGGACCTGTAGGTCCTGTACTTCCTATATCTCCACCAACTCCAGCAGGTCCTGTTGCACCCGTTGGTCCCGTAGATCCTGTAGGACCTACAATTGGTCCAGAAAGAACCCACTCTTGATTTAAATCACTCCATATATAAAGATTTGATCCAACTAAATAACCGTCTCCTATAGAACCTACTGGTGTATCTGCAATAAGTAGATTATATGTAGCGTAACTTCCTAAAATATTTATTCCAGATCCCTGTGGACCAGTTGGGCCTGTTACGGTAGATGCAGCACCTGTCGCACCAGCTGGACCTGTAGGACCTGTAGGAGCTACAGTAGCAATTGTATTAAAAGAAGTTCCAGTATAAAAATTAACTGACTCATCTGTACTATCAATCCAAATATCTCCTACAGAAGGAAAACCTGGTTGAGTGCTTTGATATACAATATTAGTTCTTCCAGCTTGTTCGTATGCAAGGTTAGCTGAAAAAGCTGCATCTGCTGTAGAAGAGATTACATATATTAAATCTCCTACAGAAACAGGGAATCTAAAAGTTTCAAATGACTGACCCACGCCTACAGCCAAATTATTGACTATATAAGATCTATAAATAGGAGAACCAACATTATCGTAAGGCTCTATATAAATTGTTGAAAGAAGGTCTATCGCCCCTTTATTAGCTACAATTACCGAAGCAACTCCTGCAGTATCTACGTTTGATAGCAGAGTTGCAATAGAAGCTGAAGGAGCCGCTACTCCCAGTCTTTTTACAGGCATTGTTTTCTCCTTCTAAATATGTATCTAATCATACTCTATGATGCCGCTATTTGATAGTTTTTTTGACCATACAGAGGAAAATAAGCTAATCTATTATTTCCACCATGAAGGCTGGCATTGTTAGAATAGTCATCGTCTAAACTTGTTGAGTACATATCTGGCTCAGAATTAGCAGTCATCCAAGTTTTAACTTTTAAAGGAGACCAATCTGGATGAGCTTGTAGAAGCAAAGCGCATAAACCTGCAATTTGAGGGGAAGCCATAGAGGTGCCAGAATACACTTGTTGCTTAAAACTGCTGTTTGCATAATATGCAAAGTTAGTAGATCCATCATTTACATTGCTTACAGCACTCATAATAGAGCCACCTGCAGCATAAATATCTGTGCCAGGTCCAGAGTTACTGAAAAAACTTTTTCTATCTAATCCAGATGTAGTAAACGGTCCTAGAGATCCTACTTCAAAACCAGGTCCATCAGCGCAGTTGGGGCTGGTTCCTCTATTATAATAATAATTTCCAAAACCTGCAGCAGATACATAATTATTATAATCAGCTCCAGTTGTTATATCTACTTTAGAAGAGTCATTTCCAGAAGAGTTGCACACATGTATTCCATTTTGAAGAAGTAGTGCTATATCTGCATCTACTGAAGCAACTCTTATCGGCATTCCATAAATGCCACCACCTAAACTAGTCCCAGTCTGTCCTCTTGCTGGATCTTTCACATTTGTTGGGAACAAAGTTCCTCTATATGTAGTCGAAGTTATTGGGTAACCTGGCTGTAAAGGATCGCTAGAAAATGAAAGCATGTTTTCAGTTTCATGCCAATATATTGAATAACCCCAGCTATTATTTACAACAGTAGGTCTACCGTTTGTTTTATTTAAATGAAAGCCTAATATACAGTCCATAGCATCTGCAGTTGAAATTCCGCTACCTATGTCTTGAGAACCCTGCAGTCCTTGCATTTTTATAGAATATATATTTGCATTCTTTGCCCATCCAAAAGTTCTTCCAGCTGCAGTTGCCGCAACGTGAGTCCCGTGTCCATCATAATCACTATAATGATTTGCTGGCATAGATCCAGCTACTCCAGATGCTGAAAACCAATCTAATTCAGCTACTCTACTACTAGGTCCTGAGGCAGTTAAAAACTCTGGATGTAAGCGTTCAATTCCACTGTCAACAATTACTAAATCTACATTGCTACCATCTAAAACATAGTCATAGGTACCAGTTGGGTCTGCAGTAGAGGTACCAAAAACATTTGAAGCTTTAATGTGTCTTAATAGACCCCAATTAACTTTTGAACCAGTATTGGTAGATGTCTTGTTGAACTCTGAATCTTGGATAGCATGCTTTACCAAAGAAAACTTGCTTAGATCTTCTACATCAACAACTCTAGGGTCATGCTTTAAATCTATTGCTTCTTGATCTGTTAAGAAATACGAAGTATTATAAGGATTTATCTCTCTTGGATTTGCAACTTCTACTATTCTATTAGGAATAGTAGTAGACCCAGAAAAGCTAGTTAGATCATCCCAGACGGAGTCAGTTCTTTCTAGACTTTTTGTTGTAACAGTATATTCTTTGTATGTTGTCATGCATTGCTCACATAACTAACTTTTCCTTCATAACAGCAGTGGTCTGCTCCTTCAAGAGTTTCTACCGCTGTATTATAGACACCTTCAAGGAAATCTTCACGACCAGTTGCCCATACTACATCTGAAATAAATACAGTTTTATTTTGAGAAATATTTTTTATAGTTAAATTCAACAGTGGAGCGTTATCGCTTTCCTCTGCTTTCCATTCAAAATTTCCTATAGTTTCCATTATCATATGGCTGAAATATCCTTAATTGTAATAACTCCAAGCATTCCACTATGGATTGAGCATTGATAGGCATACGCACCATTTATATTAGCTGGTATTTGCCAATACAAAGTTCCTGTTACCTTACCTTGAGCGGCAGAACCTGTAGATACTACGCCATCTGTACTAACATGGATTAACCCAGTGCTGTAGTTTGCAGCGCCAGATGCAGTTTTAACTAAGAAAGGGTGCCCCGTTACATTTAAGTTAAATGCAATTGTTGTTCCACTGATTGCATAAATAGTTGGATTGTTTCCACTATACTGATTGTTAAATAGATAAGCTGTAGCTCCACTATTTGTAACATCTAGCTGAGTAATTGCTGGATAAGAAGCATTAGTACCAGTTACCCAAGAAGTTCCATTAAAGACAAGAATTCTAGAATTAGTGCTGTCCCAAATTAAAGAGCCATTACTTGCAGTTAGAGTACTTATTTGACTGCTATTTTTAGAAACCAATCTAATAGGAGCAGTATTTAAGATTTCAGTGCCTGGATTTAATGTAATTGTTGTAGGAGAACTAATTGCATAAGTTCCAGTACTTGTAGAAGGAGCGGCAATAGAAGTAGCCTCAATAGAATTAACTCTTAAAGTTCCACTTGTTGCATCATATGTAAATGATGAGTTTGTTTTTCCACCAAGAGGACCAGTTAAGCTTTCAAAAAGAGCAACGAAAGAGGTACTGTCTGAAGTAGTTGTCACTTCAACAGTTCCTGTTGCAGGTCCTGTAGGTCCTGTCGCACCAGTTGGGCCAGTGTTTCCTTGCTCACCTTGTGGTCCAGTGGCTCCGACAGAGCCAGTCGCACCTGTAACACCTTGAATACCTGTACTACCTGTAGCACCAGTTGGACCTTGAACTCCTGTTGGTCCAATAATTGGCCCCACATTGTTCCAAGCAGACCCATTCCAAACAAATAAAACATTTAAACTTGTAACAAAATATGCATCATTTACAGTGTTACCGCTTGGTGGAAGATTTACTTCTGCAGCTACTGATCCTTTGACTGTAACTGTAGTTCCTTGAGGGCCTACGGGACCTGTCGGTCCAAACCCTCCAGTAGGACCAGTAGGTCCTGTGCTTCCTGTAGGACCTGTAACAATAGAAGGTGCTCCAGTTGGTCCCGTAGATCCTGTAGGACCTGTAACTCCTGTAGGACCCATTACTGTAGATGCAAGACCTTGCGGACCTGTAGGACCAGTAGGGCCATAAATAGCTCCTAAGTCATCCCACTCAATTCCGTCCCAACCAAAAACTTTGTTACCTGAACCAGTTACAACATAAGCATCACCGACAGCAGCAGGGTTGGTAGGAAGAAGACCAACATTGGCAACACTTCCTAAAAGATTAAGAGTTGTTCCTTGCGGACCTGTAGGACCAGTAGGACCCGTAGGACCTGTAGGTCCTGTACTGCCTAAAACTCCTTGAATACCAGCAGGTCCTGTAGGTCCTGTGCTTCCTGTAGGACCTGTTACTTGAGATGCGGCACCTGTTGGACCAGTTGCGCCTACACCACCAGTAGGTCCTGTAGGTCCAGCTACATTGCTTGCAGCGCCAGTCGCACCAGTTGGCCCAGTGTTTCCTTGTGGGCCAGTTGGTCCTTGTATTGCACCTAAATCATCCCAAGCGGAACCATCCCATGAATAAACGGTTCCAGTACTTATAACTACATAAGCATTTCCAATAGCTGCGGGTGCGGTAGGAAGTAATCCTGGATTAGCAACGCTTCCTAAAATCTGTAATGTAGTTCCCTGTGGACCTACTGGACCTGTAGGTCCTGCAACTCCTGTAGCACCAGTAGCACCAGTTACACCAATAGGTCCACCAATTCCATTTGGACCAGCTGGGCCTGTTGGTCCTGTTGGACCTGTAGGGCCACCTGAAGGTCCTGTTGGACCTGTAGCTCCATCTGTACCTGCTGGGCCTGTAGCTCCTACTACACCGTCTGCACCAACATCTTGCCATCCTTGTGACTCAGTTTTTACTTCTACTTGCTGGGTTTCAGTATTAAATCTTACATAACCAACTTCTGCATCACTTCTTCTTTCTGCAGTAGTTCCTTTATCTAAATAAAGAGTATTGTATTGTCCACGAATAACTTTATTATTTAAAGTTTGAGCAATGTTTGCTGGTAATGCAGAATCTTCTTGTTCGATGCCGTTACAGCTAAAAGAAGTTGTAGATACGTTTGATCTTACATATAAGGTATCTCCATCGTTAACAGCAAAACGAAATGTTTCAAAAGAGGTTCCTACAGAAACTGCTAAATTGTATGCTATATATGCATACTGAGCAGATATAGTTGCATTAGATGGTGCCACCCATATACTTACTTTTGTTACAGGTGTAGCAGTAGCTGATTTACTTGCTACAGTTACTGAAATTAAGTAAGAGTCTGTAAAAGTAGCAAGAATTATATCTTCGTTGGCTGCAGGATTTGCTATACCGAGTCTTTGTACTGGCACAATCGCCTCCTATGCCTGAGCTTCAGACCATGAGATCTTAGCGGATGTTAGGGTTGGGTTACCAGTTAAACGAGAAACAGCTACTGTAAGAATATCTGGTCCGTCAGGGAAGATAGAGTCTCCACCAAGGATTGAGTTTGAGAGCTCAAACAAACTAGATACGTCTACTGTTGTTGTCGCTTCGCTACCTCCAGTACCGCCAGCTCCACGGAAGTTGTAAACCTGAACTCCTCCAGAAACAGTGTCTTGAGCGGTGTGCTCAACGATCTGAGTCAGAGAAGGATTATCCACTCCTTGGAAGTTCAAGTTATTTAAACGTGCATTTAGTAGAAGTTTAACGTCGACTAGCTGAGTACTAGATACACCGATTTCCTTCAAACGTAACTGCATTCGGTTAATAACATCTCGATCTCCAAGCTTACCTGTCAAACCAGAAGATACAGATGGTGAGAGGCGGATAGAGATAAGTGGTTGATAGTTAGGTCCAGAAGTATTATAAAGAGAGCCATTTGGATATAAGAAGTATGTGTACTGAGTATTACCTCTAGATGTAAAGTTAATTACTTCTGATATGGCAGCTCCTGGCTGAGCAATAGATGCCACTGTCTGTGTACCAGAAACTGTATATGTAAATTGATTATCAGTAACTCTAGTTACATAGAAAGGTCCATTTACTAGGTTAGTAGCGGTTAGTCCATAAATACCGACATACATACCTGTAGTTAGCCCGTGTGGAGTAGCTGTATCTACAGTAATTGTAGAACCAGATCTTGCAACTGTAGCTCCAATAGTTATTGTTGCAGTTTCTGGAGTTAAGTGGATAAGGTTTGGGCTGTTTACAAAAGCTTTGTATTTAGCATTGTTAATTAAAGTTGCAGCTGCATTTGATCCAACTACTTGAGTTGCTGGGTTAAGTGAGTTAGATCCTGGGTATCCGTTAGAGGCAATTGACTGGAACTGTAGAAGATCTCCAGTGTTAAATCCGTGACTCTGAACAGTAAATAGATCCGTAGCTAGATTAATACCGCTTGATGAGAACGCCTTTACTGTTGTTCCACTGATATCTAGAGTCTGGCTAGAACCTGTGAACAAGTAAGCGTTATCGTCATCAAAACGACCATCCATCATTACTGAAGTACCCCAGTGGAATAGATATGGAATGTAAGTAGGGTTGTTATATGTAACTACTTCATATCTAGCTGGTAAGTTACCTGAGCGGAAGTATGATTCAAACAAGTTGTTGTTGTGAACAAACTCGTGTACATACTTAACTTGACCTTCTGTTGTCTTAAAGCCGAAACGAATCTTTCCAGCTCCGTACCAAGAGTAGTCAATGTAAGCCATTTGGATCTTACTTAAATCAAGATTGTATCCAGTAGAACCAGATCCATCGCATGGGTCTAACGACCAGTCTGCTTGAGGAACCTTAGTATCAACAGTTTTTGTTACAATAATGCCTGATTTAGCAGGTCTTAGTGAGTGAACTGTTGTTGTACCAGTGCTAGATAAATCAATATTTCCTACTGATGATGGTGATGCTTTTAGTTTAAATGAGTTATTATTTATTAAATCAATATAGTAAGTACGACCGTTAATTAAACCGCCAATAACTTCACCGTCGATTGAGTTATATACAACTGGTAGAAGATTACTAAATCCGTGACCGACAATTGAGAATACATCTGTAGTAGTATTTACAGCAGTCTGAGGATTAAATTCCTTTTCTGTTCCAGAGGATCCCTTGTATTCAGGGCGAATAGATAGTCTGGTATCAGAATCAATTTGAACAACGCGATAGCTTTGTCCACGCATAACAATCATATCGCCAACATCTAGCTGAGCTTGGAAACTTGTTCCAGTTCCAAAGATAAGCTCTGACCCTTGAAGAGCTGATACTGTTCCAGCAACCTGCTGTGTAGATGATCTACGAACAGCATAAATAGCTTGACCGTCATACTCAAAGAACATACCGTTTTGGAAGTCAAACATACCCGTTCTAACAGCACCATTTTGCCACTCACGAACAAAGAATTGAGGGAATCCATAAGCACGATTTTCTGGAATTCCTCCACCTTTAACGATACGGAAGGTAGTTAGATCTACAACTGTTACTTGGAAGTCTCCGTTATAGATAGTGCTTACATTTCCGTATGAGTCTTGAGCCTCAGAGACTCTAATAAACAGACCTGAAATCAAACCATGAGGACGACGAGTCTTACATTCGATACTTGTATTACTAAACTTAACCATGCTTTCAATATCAATTGATGGTTTAAAGTTAATACCGCAAGAAGTCTGAATACCTTTACCTGACTGGTAACGGAAGTACTTACGAGTTTGACGAACAATCTGTCCTAAAGATGTACCAGACCCTACTGACATTTCAACACCACCATCAAATGGACGGTGCAATGAGTATCCTTGCGGACGAACATAGATAAATGTTGGATATGAGTATGAAATTGAGTTATACGCTGTTGAATACGGACGATCTACAGTAATCTGTGTGTCAGATCCAATAGCAGTAATTTTACGAATAATTGGGCTAACAGGAGCGGTCTTTGTTAATTTAAAAGTTGTACCTGTTCCTTGAGTACTGAAGTCAATAACGTTAGTATTTCCTGTTGCATCTAAAGCTGAACCGTGTAGTGTAATTTCAGTATCTGAAACAGCTCGAACAAAGTAGTAGTACCCATCTACAAGTGGAGCGGGAGCAACACCAGCTCCAGCTGAGAATTTAACTGTATCTCCAGTAGTAAATCTGTGAGAGGCTGTTATTCTATTTGTTGTAGTGTTAATATCTGTTGGTAAGAAGTACGGTAGTACTGGTGCTAGCTTAAATCCTGTTGAAGATGTACCTGCACTAGTAAAATCTATAATATTAGTATTGTTAGTTGCATCAAGAGCTGTAGGATGTAAAGAAATACTTGTACTGTTAATAGCTCTTACATAGAATACTCCTGAGCCAACTAGAGAGGTAGAAACTCCTCCTCTAACAACTACTGGAGATGTGTCTGTTGAAGTAATTAATTCTAAAGTATAAGCAGCACCCGTAGCTATAGCATGAGTAACACCTATGATATTAGATGTTGTGTTTATTCCAGCGACAGTAATTAACTCTTCTTCTATCTCAATAAGAGAGTTAGGAGGGAATAATCTAAAGTTATCTCCCACCTTTAAAATCTTCGAGAAAGAAGTACCGCTACCGTTTACCAGAACTGATCCAGAAACAACAGATACAGATCCAGAACCTGTAATATTTCCGTTAATCTGGTCTGTAGTAAATGTGTGAGCAACTCCTGTACCAAAACCTTGAATATCTAGGTATATACCAGATGCAGAGTTTTCAGAAGATGAAGCTAGTCTTAAATAGTCTCTATTAGAAACAATTGCGTAGTATCTAGTGTTATCTACTAAACCTTCAATAACTGTAGCAGCCTCTCCTTTGCTATAAAGAATAGAGGTACCTGTAACTAAACCGTGAGAAGGTAGGTAGAAATAATCTGAAACTGTATCTATAGTAGAGCGAGGGTTGAATGTTTTTACAATAGATGGTACAGATCCCTTAGCTTCTACAGTAAAAGTTGTAGGGGTTGGTATAGATATAATGTCATAAATTCCATCTGGAGTTTTACTCAAAGACTGCAATGTATGGCGTCCAACACCTGCAGGAGAAGCTTGAAGATCTACAGCTGTTCCTGCTTCTGCATTTTCTGGTGTAGTAGCAAGTTTAATGTTGTCACCATCGATGAAGATAACGTAATAAGGAGTAGCGGTAGTTAATCCTGCAAGTACTGTTTGACCTCTAGAGTCATACTGAACAAGTTCTCCTTGTAAATATCCATGAGCTGGAAGAGTTAAAGTATTAGTATCGTAGTCAATAGATGTAATAATCAATTGCTGTGTACCCGTTCCAGCAGAAGTTATATTAACTATTTGAGTAAGAGCTTTATTTGTAGATAGTCTGATAATGCTGTTATCTACTTTAACTACATAATACAGAGAATTGTTTGAAAGACCACCGATAGAGGATCCTCCACCATTGCTATATCTAACAGCTTGGCCAGATACTAAACCGTGGTTAGGGATATAGATAGAGTCTTCTGCAATGCTCACAGTTAGAAATATAAAGCTGTGTGCCGTTCCAGTACCAGCTGCTGTAAAATTAATATATGTTGGAGAGTTTAAAGAAGACTTAAGACGAATTTGATTTGCATTTAAAACTTCTTGTACATAATAAGTAGATCCATCTACCAAAGGTGTAATTGAGTTTCCAGAACCTGTGTCATATTGTAAAGGTTGATCTACTAAGAATCCGTGGTTTGGAATAGTTAGGGTGTCTGTTACTGTATTTACAACAACTCTACTTAAAGTAGATTGAGTTCCACTAGTTTTTGCTGAAGGAGTAGTTAAATTTATAGTTGTAAAGCTAGGAGAAGGAGTGCTGCTTAATCTGTAAGAAAAAGCATTGACAGTATTTACATAGTAAATACTGTTTGAAGATATACCAGCTGGGTTTCCTATTTGAAAAACAGGAATTACAGCTTCTCCGTCAGATAAATTATGAGCAATATTGTTGTGAATCTGATCGTTTTGAGAATCTAAACTTATTGGATGAAAAGCGTGATAAGAATTTCCTTGAGGTGTAATTGCAATAGTATTTGTACCGTTTTCAGCATCTAATGCTGTAGGGTGAACGCTGTTACCTGTTGTAAATGAAGAAACAAGACTCATCACTACAGAACCTTCACCAGTGTTGTATGCATTTAGGTTAGTAATAGGGTTACTATTGAACACAGCAACACCATCAAATAGACCAGTTGATGTTGAAACGTTATTAACTATAGAAGCAATAAATGAACCTGCACCGCCACCAGAAACGTTTGCACCTGTTGAACGAGCACCACCACCACCAGAATAACCGCCACCGCCACCAGACTGACCGACTGTTTGTCCGTCTGCTTGAGCTCCTCCACCAAAACCACCTGCTCCACCAACTCTTGAGTTAGCGTTTTGAGTTAGACCGTCTAGGAAAGATCCTCCACCAAAGTTACCGAATGCGTCTTGACCTCTTGAAGTAAAACCGCCGCCACCTGCAGAGTAACCACCTGCAGAACGACCACCGTTACTTGCTGATCCACCTGCTGCAACGTTAGAACTTGAGGTACCAGCTAGTTGAGAAAGAGTAGCATCTCTACCTGCAGTATTAAATGTTTCTGCAGAACCACCACCTGCAATTAAAAGAGGTTGGTTTCCAGCTTTACGGACAACAAATGATCCGCCTCCTGATCCACCGTATCTTCCACCAGATGCGGGGGCAGCTCCTCTTTGTCCGCAAACAATTGTAATAACTTCACCTTTTACAAGAGACACACGTCCCTTAACTATTGCGCCTCTACCTACTCCACCAGATCCATCTCCGTCATAACCTGAAGCACCATTAACTGTAAATTCATAAATACCAGATACTGGAACTGTCCAGTCTTGATATCCTTGATAAGTTCCTTGAGCTAGATATGTGCTGCTCCAAGAAGTAGCTCCTGTATATGCTGCACGCAGCTGAGAAATTGTTGGGCCTACTCTACCAGTCAAGCCAGCGGTAGTAAAAGTATGTGTATTACCTGCTAGGGTATAAAGAGCTTGCGATCCAGCAAAGCTAGAAATAGATACGTTCTTTAAAAAGTATGTATTACCAGAAACTAATCCTGTTAACGGTGTTCCATCTGTGTAGTACTTAACTGCTTGGTTAGTTGATGTAGATGAGTCAATATTTAATTTATTGTCATAAACTACAGGTGTGTTAAAAGTTAAAGATCCCGCTACAGAATCAGTAAAATCAATATCAGATCCACCAGAAGTAGTACTAAATTTAAGTTTTTTTGGTTCTAGTGTTGTTACATAAACTAAACCATCATTGGTCATACCAGTTACAGAACCAACGCCTGTTTTATAGATAAATGCTGCTCCATTAGTAAGGGCAGCTGGAATAACACTGTTATCTTGTGTACGATTTTTAAAATAAATATAATCATCGACTGTATTAACATTTACTCGTGCAAGAGTATGAGTGCCAACAGCACCAGGACCAGTTATATTAATAGGCATTTATCTCTCGCTTCCTATAAAAACGTAATGTTAATAGAACCTTCACTACTAACTCCGTTACCGTTCGACTGATTTGCACCAGTGTTATAAGAACCACCTGGGCCTCCAGTGCCATAGCTTGACCATTGGCCAGCGCCACCACCAGAATATCCACCACTTCCGCCAGCGTTTAATCCACCGCCACCGCCACCGCCAAATCCACCCATTGGGCCACCAGACCAGCCCCAGCGAGTATCTACATATCCACCACGACCTCCAGCAACAAATGATTGAGGTCCATAGTTACCAGAGTCGTTATTCTGACTTCCACGATAACCAGCTCCTCCGCTAGAGTGATAATTTCCTCCAGCATTGCCACCGCTTCCGCCACCAGCGCCAGTTCCATAACCACCTGTTGTGCCGTTTTGTGTATTACCGTTTGCATCTTGACCAGTTACATAACCGAAGTTGTAGCTGTAGTAGTAGAAGCTAGGGCTTCCTCCTCCTCCAGCAATAACTAAAGCATCAGAATCGGTATTACCGCTATTTTTAACAACAAAAGTTCCACCAGAACCGCCACGAGCATAATGCGGCCAACCTTGGCTACCGCTACCACTACCTTGACCGTGTCTGCCAATCATAAGACGTAAAACTTGCCCTTGAGTAAGAACGAAGTCGCCACGAGTATAAGCACCGTAACCGCCATACCATCCAAAGTAGTTGTCATACAATCTACCTGGTCCGTTAGCTTGAATTCTATATGTACCAGCCTTTGGAACTGTCCAATAAATTGTTCCTTGATTTCCTGGCATATTAATGTATGTATTTCCCCAAGAAGGGCTGCCAGCTGCAGATCTAGCTTCGTTTACGTTTGGCCCGTTGTGTTGGTCTCCTGCTGGACCAAAGGTTACAGAAGAAAATTCGTATAGCTGCGGTGCTGGATTAAATTGGAATGTAATTGTCTGAAAAGCTGTTGACCCCGCAGCATCTACAACAGTTACAGTAATAACTCTACCTGGAACAGGTATGGCTTCTGTAGGAGTACCTGAGATAACACCTGTTGATGTGCTAAATACAAGTCCAGTAGGCAAAGCACCGCTAGTAATAGAGAAAGTATAAGGAGCTACAAGACCTACAGGTGTACAAATAGTAGGAGTTATAGCTGAATATGTAAACGTTCCTTCTCTTGCCTGTGTTAGAGGCTGAATTTCTCCAATAGTTTGATTTAGTTGGAAATTATGAGCGTCGTACACTAAAGAAACAAAATAATATTCTTTTTCTTGATCTTGAGAGACAACTTGAAACTTACCGTCTACAGGATGAGCATATCTAAGCATGTCATATTGCTCATATCCATGATCTTTAAGGTGGATAACATCTTTATCTATTGAAACACCAATGCTAGTAAATGTTTGAGTTCCTGTTCCACCTGAGATACTTGTTATAACTGATCCAGTAGGTGTTGCTCTTAGAGTCATAACATAATTATTATTTCCCAAGTTAAAAATGCTATCTACCCAATATGTAACGTTATTGCTTAATCCAGATGCCGCTGATCCTGTAGTTGTATACAAAAGCATTGACCCTGAGTACCAACCTAATGTCACTGTTGAGCTTAATGAAACGTTACCAGCACTGTAGTTAGTTACAGTTCCAACTGCTCCTTCTGTATTTGAAGCATTAAAAGCTTTAGGAGTATCTTTTACAATATTTATTGTTGTCTGTGTTACAGGGTTAATGTTGTTTCCAGCAAAAGTACGAGCTTGGTTTGCAAGTTGGAATGTTCCAGTCATTGAAGCCTCTAAATTAATAGGGGTTCCATCTGGAACTGCACTAACTTGGAATGTAGATGTGGAAGTTCCTAAAGTATCGATAGTTTTTAAATAAACTACTCCTCTAGGGTTAGTATTAAAATAACCTGAAGAAGTTGATACATCATAATATAGAGGAGTTCCTAAAACTTTTCCAGAGAAGTTTTCTGTTCCATGTGCAACTGTAATTGTTTCAGCATTAACATTTACAGATGAAATTGTGCTTACTACTCCACCTACTACAGCGCTGTTAGACCAATCAATGTTGATAGTTGTTAATGTATTTGAACCGTCAAATGTTTGAGCAACTGCACTGTTTGATGAGTCAAAGGATTTTGTTTCAGTATTTGCTGCAGCAAATTCTTGAGCAATTGTAGAGTTTAAGTTTAGAAAATAAAATGGTGTATTAATACCAAAGCCGTGAGTACTTTCTGTTTTTACAGTTAATGTAGATACAGACTCTCCATCTGTTGTAATTCCATCACTGTCAGAAATTCTTAGCTGAGAGCCTTGAAAAAACTCTCCTGTAATAATAGAAGAATAAAGGTCTTCGATAGAAGATGTTGTATCTTGATTATCTTTGCAAAGATATGTAAAAGTATTAGCATTTGGAATAGAGTTAATAATAAATGCGCCATCAGCTGTAATTGATTTAGTTCCAGATACGCTGATTGGAATACCGACAGAAAGATTGTGAGGAAGCCCTGTTAAAACGGTTATTTCACGAGTTCCATCATTAGTTGTAATAGATACAATATCTGGAATAGTTGTATCACCACTCTTAGAAAAGAATGATGGAGTGTTG